GCCTTCACGATTTTACGGCCCTTTGCATCAGCTACTACCCCTGTTTGTTCCACTTGCGTAGTGAACGATTGAAAACGAGCACTTGCTAAAAAGTTAATTTGTTGAGCTGTTTCTTTTTTTGATACGTACATTAAAATTCTCCTCTCTTAATCCCATAATGTCGTTGTTGCTGACTTACTTTTTTCATTTAGCGTTTTTGCAAAGTTTGCGCCAACACTTGTTGTAGTAGTTTTACTTCCACCGCCACCTGGAGGTGTACCTTTAAGACGTTCATTTACTCCGGCTTCAACAGCTTCACGGAAAGCTTTTTCCACTGCATCAAGGCTCGTATTTGTTGATTCTGCATCGGTAAACACTAGAATCTCAGCGAGTTGTTTAGGTAGGCCTTTCTCAGCTAGAGTTTCAAGAGCGGAAGCGCGTAATTCTCTACGAGTAATTTCACTTTCTCGTTTGGTAATTTCGTCTTCACGTTTCTTCGATTCATATTCTGCCTTTTGATCTGCATTCATTTTCGCTAACTTCTCAGCTTCGGTCTTGGCGTCACCTAATTTCTTCTGATATTCTTTTTCCCACTTAACTCTGTCTTTGCCAAGACGTTCTTTAAGAATGCGATCTAGTTCATCCTGCTGTTCTTTTGTAAACTCCACTTTGGTAGGTGGGTCAGTCGGTGGATTAGCCGGTGGGTCTACAGGGTCTGTAGGAGGTTCAGTTGGATCAGCAAAGTACTGGATGTTCAAACGTAAAGGTAAGACTGGTTTTAAAACAGTTGGTACCTTAGAAACAAATATCGATTTGAAGAATGAAATTAACAACATAATATAGTTCATAAATACCTCCGCCGTTTAACGCCCGTCGGCTGTTTTCCATGCACCTTTTATAGCGTCATCAGCACGTTTTGGACAATTGCTATTTAACCGATAACTCGGAGATAATGGATCACTTCCTTTCAGCTAATGCAACTAATGGCAACACTAAAATTAATAACCACAACGTTGTTAGCCAAGGATGGCTATAAATAACTTCTAACACTTCAACCATTCACTCACCGCCTTTAATGCATAATAAAAAGCCGCTTATATTTAAGCAGCTTGACCATACTTCTCAATCCATTCTGGATAAGCCATACTAGCAGGAACCAACTCATTCTTACCTGTTATAGGATTCCTTGCTCTTCTCTGAATGTTTTTAAGAGTATCGGGTCCAAAAAAAGCACGAGTCGTTGACCTACAATAAGTATGCATCGGAGGCATATTAACACCAGGCTTCGCATCCTTCGTTTTGTACACCTTTTTATCTTGCTGTTGGCATTTTGTTGATGTTCTTAAGTCCATGGTAGCAATGAACATATATTCGTCTATTTCAGCTTCTAAATAACTTTCCATTTCAGCTGCATTTGCCATGTAGGTTGTTTCAGTACGAACTAAGCGATTAGCTACATGTCTTCCTACATTCATCCGTTCGGATAGATCTAAAACCATCTTATGAATACCTACACCATTCATAAATCCTGCTGTAATTACCTCTGTTATATTGTCAGCTAGTTGCTCAGTATTAGCCCAAATACGTTCAGAGAACTGTTTACCACTCCAGGGATTCTTAATAATTGTTTCAATTACTTGGTTAGGAAGACTAGCAAATTCAAAACCTACTCCCAAACCTCTATGAATGTCATACATAGTACGGTAATAGGCCTCATTTGTAGTTTTCATATATCCTTTAGTTGTTGCTTGAATTTCCACATCTGCAATTACTTTAGACTGCAAGTAAATTTGTTCTTTCAGTGCTTCTAAACGAGTAATCCTCGCTCGATAAGCAGGAGCGTTCATTCTCGTTAAAAGCCATCGACGTATTTTTTCATCCTTAATTTTCGGATAAGTTTTCTTAGCCATTTTAAGGAGCGGGTTAGGGATACGTTGATTCAATATTTTTCTAGCCTCAGTTGGATCTAGTTGGCCATTCTTACTGAAGGTCCTAAATATCTTATTAATTTCAATCTCAATATCCTTTTGAGCCTTATCATAAGCATTTGTAACAGTTCTAACGGTTGAATCAGCAGAACGATGATACTCAGCCATGCGCTCCATCGAACGTTTATCCCAATACCTATTACTCCTCTGATTCATCACCTGTCACATCCTCTGGAGGAACAATAGGGAATCCGAATTCTTCCTTAGTGCGTTCTAAATCCTCTTTGAGTTGTTTTTTAAGCTTCTTAATTTCTTCTGTAGTATCCTCAACAAAAGGAAGAAGGGAAAGAAGTGTTTCATTACTTACTAACCCAATAAGAGATACAAGTTCTTGGATAGTTAGCTCATTCTCAGGAAGATTACGAATCATTGTAATAATCACGTTTGATACATTAACTGCTTTGGCTTTTACCGTTAAAATGTTAGCAAATAGCTTCAATCGTTCACGTAACCCCTGGATGTAATAGCGCTCTTTAATAACTGCCAATTGCTCTAAGCCGAATAACTTATATTTCATGGCAACACCGGAACTATTAGATGCAAAGTTTTCATCCGTTAGATTTGGGACCATCGAAAACTCATGGATATCAGACTTAATAGCATCTTTTAACACCTCTACTTCTGTCTCATTTAATTGTTTTACTAACCAACTAGCATCAGCATTATCTGGCAGTTCGAGAATCTTATGTTTTTTAAGCATCCTAGCTGTCTTAGAAATTTCTTCTTCATCATCCCCAAAAGAAACACCGGAAACTTTTAATAAAGCATCTACTAATTGCTCTTTGTCATTCACACGGTCAGATTGGAGAAGGTTATAAGCATCCATTAGGCTTATTTGTTGCTCAAAGTCGCCTTGTTGCTCTTCATTGTTCCAGAATTCTACAACTGGTACAGCACCAAAGAAATGCTTATTTATGTCAGTCATGGCAAAGTCAGTTAAATCTTCACCAGAATACGAAACTATTAGATCTTGTGTATAAACGTTTATTTTCCACCCAGCAACCTCATTTTCTATGTCTCTTTTCTCATAATAATGCACTCCGAATATTGATTTATATTCCACTGTATCATCTACGACAAGGAAAATTTGTCGTGGATCTATAACAGTAACTTTTGGAATTGGGACCTCATCACCTGACATGAAATAAAGCTCTAATCCTATACCAAATATAGATAGGTCTTTCGACAGCTCTGAATCATGGGAAACAATATCAATATCTTTATAAGCTCCCGTTATTTCATCTATTTGCCCCCCCTCGTATTTAATAGGCTTTCCGAATACATAGCCTGTGGCGACATCTGTAATGTATTTAGCGTGGTTAGCTACTAGCTTATTGTTAGGTAGCCCTTTATCTTCTCCACCCAGATCACGCTCTAAAATAGCATGCTTACCTTTGTAATAATCCTCTAATTTAACCAAGCGGTCTAACCCGTCTTGATGTTCTTTAATGCAGTTTGCAATCAGAGCAATAGGAATATCATTAATATCCTCAATTAAATTCCTGTCTCGAATAATAGCCATTTAATCACCTCAATCCTAATTTCGCTTTATTTCCAACTTTCGCTTTCAATTGACCAAACAGGACTGTATTTACGAAATATCTATCGGAGTCCATATGGTGATCATTTGTTTTAATCGGCTTCTCTTCTCCTCGATTTGCCGCTTTTTCGTCCCAAATATAAGATGCAAACTCGCGGAAAGTCTCTTTACAGCAATCGTTGTATTTGATCAATTCATTCTTTAAAGAACTCGCAACCTTACGGATACCGTTGACTACATCATTATTTGCATCAACCACTGTAAATCCATCTTTCTTTAGTTGAGCTTTGAAAGAAGCTGCAGATGGGTCAATGATAACTTTGGCTTTAATGCTACCCAAGAATTCTCTTAGATCGGAACTATATTCGCTATCTGTCCTCTGTGTACCGTCACGTCCACTATGGTGTTTTTCCTTGACCTTATACCAAATTCCATCACAAAAACCCCACAATCCGAAGACGGTAGGGTTCTGAGTGCCATAATCGACTGACACATAATATTTAGAGTAACGTCTATCTATTGTTGGAACAACATGCTCTTTGTGATTGAACATGTCATAGATAACACCTTCAGCTAATACCCATAAACCTAATATGTATCGCTGATAGAATATCCCGGAATACATCTTTTTATAGCGTTCCTTCACTTTTTCAGACAATGAAAGATTGTCATCCATGGTGAAATGAAGTTGCAGCATATTCTTTTCTTTACGAAAGTCAATCCATTTTTCTTTAAACCAATGATAGGGACCTGCAGGGTTACAGTTAAACCAGAACTTAGAACCTTCTACAGAACAACGAGCAGTTGCTTGAGAAACAAATGATTCAGGCATAAGTGCTACTTCATCAAAGAACATTCCTGCAAGCGTAATACCTTGAATTAGATCCTGGGAACCTTCATCCTTACCACCGAATATATAGAAAGAGTTTGTAACACCTTTGTATTCAATTGTGAGGAAGTTATCAGCTCTATGATCCTTTACTCTATATCCACGAGATTTTAGCATTCGTTTTAACGGAGTAATAACGTTTCGTCTGAATGAGCCAATTGTTTTACCGGCCATACCTAGGTTTTCATCTTTAAATGATTCCATAGCCCACATTACATAAGAAAGGGACATTACAACCGTCTTACCGGCTCGGACAGAACCATCACAGATAATGCCGTCCTTGTCTTTATGAGGTGAACCTTCTCTCCACCAGGTCAGGACTT